TTGCAACTCTACTTCCAGATTCCTTGAATTTAAGTTCAAGAAAAATTAGAGTGGGACTGGACACTACAGTACAAGATAGTGGATTAACTCTTGGGAATACTGTTAGTCAGCAGGGAAGTAATGCAACTGGCAATTTTGTTGGAAGTGCAGGAATATCAACAGGAACACTAAGTGTAATTAATTCTGGTATTGGATATACTCCATCATCAGGATCTGCTACTTACAGTTCTATAAATTTAGACACAATAACCGGAAGTGGTCAAGGAGCAACTGCAAATATAACAATATCAAATGGTTCAGTTGTATCTACTGGAGTTACAATTGCGTCTGGTGGTTCAGGGTATCAAGTTGGTGATGTTCTTGGAATTACAACGATTGGAAGTCTTACAATTGGGCAAAATGCAAGATTTTCTATTGGTAATATTACAGGAGTTGATCAACTAATTCTTGATAATGTTCAGGGAGATTTTATAACCGGTGCTGGTAAAACTGTTCAATACATTAATAACTCCGGTCTTACAACAACACTAAATTCTTCTTATGGTGGTAATGTATTAATTTCTACGATTAATGTAGTAAGTGATGGTTTGAGTATTGTAGTGAATCATAGAAATCATGGGATGTATTCAAATACAAATCTTGTATCTATTTCTGGGGCAATCTCTGATGTAAAACCAACAAAATTAACGTCAGGATATACTTTTGATTCTACGTCGGCAATTCTTGTAGATGATTCTTCTACATTCTCAACCTTTGAAAATGTTGGTGTTGGAACAACAAATGCAGGATATCTTTTGATTGGAAATGAGATTATTTCTTATACGTCAACTTCTTCTGGATCAATTGGTGGTCAAATTATAAGAGGTTCAAATCCAATTAACTATGCAACTGGAACACCAGTTTATAAGTATGAGTTGAGTGGAGTTTCTCTAAGAAGAATTAATAAAACTCACAATTTATCAAACGTAACTACAGCAGATTCAATTTCTTTTGATTCTTATACAATCAAATTGGACACATCAGCAAATACTGGAATAGCAAGAAGTACATCATCTGGATATCCAACTCTTTATTTAAATCAAACAAAATCAACAGGTGGTTATAATATAAAGGCATCTCAAAATATGCCCTTTGAAATCATTACTCCAATGGTACAAAATGTTACTGTAACTGGAACTTCACTCAGTTCAGAAATAAGAACATTATCTGCATCCAGTATTAGTGGAAATGAGATTTCATTTATTGATAAAGGATATTCTGCTATTACATTAAATCAAGTAAATTATCTTGATACTCCAAGAATGATTGCATCAAAAGTGAATGAGACTCAATACCTCTCCACACTTCCTGGCAATAAATCAATGAATTTAAGAGTCTTCTTAAACACAATTGATAGTAGATTGAGTCCAGTTATTGATACTCAAAGAGTAAATGTGATATTAACTTCAAATCGAGTTAATAGTGTGATTACAAATTATGCAGAAGATTCGAGAGTCAATAGTATTTTTGATGATCCAACAGCATTCCAATATATTTCAAAAGAAATTACTCTTGAAAATCCTGGAACATCGATTAAAATATTACTCAGTGCCTATAACAATCTTTATTCAGATATTCGTGCATTTTATGCAATCAGCCAAAATCAAAATTTTAATCCAATCTTTGAACCATTTCCTGGATACGAAAACCTTAATAATAGAGGGCAAATAATTGATGTTCAAAATAATAATGGTCATCCCGATGTTTTTGTTCCATTAATATCAAATGCTGGATTTTCACCGACTGATGTTTCATTTGCCGAATATACATTTACTGCAGATCAATTACCAGCATTTAGATCGTATCGAATTAAGATTATCATGACCTCCACAAGTCAGGTTTATGTCCCAAGATTGAAAGATTTGAGAGTAATTGCACTGGCATAGTATGGAATATGCAAAGGTTGAAGGACATTCTCATCTTTTACGTGATTCAAAAACAAATTCAATTATTAATACAAATATGATAGAATATCAGGAGTATTTGAATAGGCGCAATGTAAAGGAAGATGATGATCAAAAGATACAACATCTAGAATCTGATGTTGCCAATATAAAAAATGATCTTAGTGAAATAAAATCTTTATTGAGGAGTTTAGTAAATGAATCCTGAAGAAATTAAACTTGAAAATTTAAGTAAAAATTTTGAATACTTTAAAATAAGCACAGAAATAGATAGTATTAGTGATATTGAAATTGCAAAAGATTTTGCAAAATGTTATTGTAAATTGTATTTGAAGCAGCAAGAGGTTATTTCATCTTTAGGTTCTATCAAATAATAACTATAGATGTAAAGACATTTCTATAAATATTTAAAAAAAAGTAGTAAATAAATGGCACAACCATCATCAAGACAAAGTTTAATAGATTATTGCAAAAGAAAACTGGGAGCACCAGTTTTAGAAATTAACGTTGCAGATGAACAAGTCGATGATTTAGTTGATGATGCTCTTCAATTTTTCAATGAAAGACATTTTGATGGAGTAACTCAAATATATTTAAAATATCAAATTACTCAAGGTGACATTGATCGTGGCAGAGCTCCAGGAGGAGATAATGCAACAGCAGGAATAGTTACTACTACGGCAACAACAACTATAGTTGGAACCGCAACTACGTTTACATATAAAGAAAATAGTAATTATATACAAATACCACCATCAATTATTGGGATCAACAAAATTTTTAAATTTGATGGTACTAATACTGCTACAAGTAATATGTTTAGTTTGAAATATCAATTATTTTTAAATGATATGTATTCTTTGGGATCTACTGAACTTTTATCATATGCAATGGCAAGAACTTATTTGGAAGATATTGATTTCCTTCTCAGCACAGATAAACAAATTAGATTTAATCAAAGAATGGATAGATTATATTTAGATGTTGATTGGGCAAGTGTAAATACTGGTGATTACTTGGTAATTGATTGCTCAAGACTTCTTGATCCAAATGATTTTACAAGAGTATATAACGATTCATTTTTAAAACAATATTTAACATCACTGATCAAACGTCAATGGGGGCAGAATCTAATTAAGTTTCAAGGTCTTAAATTACCAGGAGGAGTTGAACTAAATGGTAGACAGATTTATGATGATGCTCAAAAAGAATTGGATGCAATTATGGAAAAAATGTCAAATACTTATGAGTTGCCTCCTCTCGATATGATAGGATAATCAGATGCTCAATCCATTTTTTTTACAGGGATCTGCAAGTGAAAAAAACTTAATGCAAGGATTGATTAATGAATCAATTCAAATTTATGGTGTTGAGGTTCATTATTTACCCAGGAAATATATTACAGAAAAAACAATATTAAGAGAAGTTATTGAGTCTGCTTTTGATAATGCATATCCAATTGAAGCATATATTAGTAGTTTTGAAGGATATGGAGATAATCCAACTATACTTTCAAAATTTGGAATTCAAAACTTAAATGAATTGACTTTAGAAATTTCTAAAGAAAGATTTGAAACTTATATTTCACCACTAATAAAAAATTTAAGTAACATAAAATTATCAAATCGACCTAAAGAAGGAGATTTGATATATTTTCCTCTGGGAGATCGTTTATTTGAAATCAAGTACGTAGAGCACGAAAAACCATTTTACCAGTTACAAGGTAAGTACACATATCAATTAACCTGTGAACTCTTTCAATATGAAGATGAGGTTATTAATACTGGAATTGATGAAATTGATGATACTATTGGAGGATCTGATGATAATGATCCAGATAATAGTTTTGTTCCTCTTGGTCCAATTCAGACACTAACTCTTGTTGGAACTGGGATAACTGCAACTGCAATAACAAATATAGTGGCAGGAGGAATTCGATTCTTTACAGTTACAAATAGAGGGGGTGGTTATTCAAATGCACCAAGAGTTGCAATATCATCTGCACCATCAGGAGGACTAACTGGTATTGGATCTGCAACGATGATTGGTGGAATTGTTGTTTGCACTGACAATACAAATCCAAGTTTAAAATCCGTTCAGTCCGTTGAGGTTATCAATTCTGGTTTTGG